CCGTTTTCATCGAGCCTTACATGATTGATGGTAATTGCCGCAGCGTCCATTGCAATGCGGGTGTTGATGGCCGTCATGATCGTCCGGTCATTGCTTCGGTTCAGCCTTACCCGGTCAGGCCGGTAGCTGTATCCTTCGCCGCTTCTTCCGGGGGGATCCCGGTTCAAAAACGCATTCCAGGCGTGTCTCAGTCTGGAGCCAAAGGTTTGTGATGCCATTTTGATTTCCTCCAGACCTTAACTGTCTTTCTTGTCGTCGTCTTTCTTGTCATCGTCTTTCTTCTGCTGGTTTCCGCCAGCGCTTCCGCTCACAATGGCGTTCGCCAGATCAGGGTTCTTGAGTTCCTTCGTGATGAACTGTTTTGCTGCGTAGCTCATAGCACCGGAAGCTGCCTTGGTCAAAAACTGCTGGGAGGCATTCGTCATTACGGTCTTCACAAAGCTCTGCCCACTGTATACGTCCTTCCGTAGCTGTTTCACGTCCTTCTGGAGCTGGAGCCGCTCTTTCTCGGCTTTCAGTTCCTTGTTGGGGTCATCCGCCCGGATGTTGGTCTGCCCCTGAAGATCCCGGTACTGCTTTTCCATTTGCAGCCGGTTGATCCGCGCCCGCAGCTCCTCGTCGGAGTAGTCCTCCGCGTTTTTTCCGGTTCGCTTGGGCGCATACTCTGTCTTGGGCTCCTGTGCATCCTCACCGGCGTTCCCGTTCCCGGCATAGTGCTTCTTGCCTGCGGCCGTCAGGGTACCATCCTTGTTCTGGTACCGCCGCACGCCCCACTTCATGCCCTTGATGCCCCAGTGGTATAGCTCGTCCTTGTATACCTGCATGTTTATCTCATCACCTCACTTTGCTTTCCGCACATAAGCTCCCGGAACAAACATGCTCTTTCGCCATCCTGCTTTCTGGTAGGCCTTGTTCTCGGTTTTGTTGTTCGGCTTTTTCTTGAAGTCCATCTGCTTTCCCAAAAGTCTGCTCACAGGCTGGAAGCCCTTCTGTACGGCACGTTTCCGTCTCGTCGCGGCCATTTTCTTGTTGTAGCGCTTCTTTGCTTCCTTCATCTGCTCCTTCTTTTCTTTCGGAGTTTCATTCAGGGCTTTCTCTTTCCGGTATTTATCGTCCCGGAGCTTCGCGGAGGTCTCTGCGCTCACATATTTCTTGCGCGTCTGCAACTTTCCGTCCTTGTCGGTATACTGTTCCGTTGCAGTCCATGCGATCCGCCCGTTCGAGTGCTTCTCCATGCCGTACTCACCGGTCAGTTTTTTCTTTCCGCTCCGGATGTAGGCGGCATAGTCCTCTTTCGAGTAGAAGTACCGGTAAACGTTATGTCCATCCTTCGTTCCGGTCGGAACACGGGCATAATACTTGTGGTTTTTCTTTTCGCTGCCCTTCTGGCCGTTTTTCCCGAACCATCCATGCTCCAGGTAATCCCACCAATCGTTCACTCTATCGCTCCTTTCTTTGATTTACAACGTTTGTCAGCTGTGTTATACTCTTCTTACCGAACATTTTCGACAAAGAGGAGTTCTTATGGAATCTGTTATATGCCCGAACTGTGGCAGTAAAATATCTATCCCGGATTCAATGCCTGATGATGTCATCTGTGAAAAATGCCAGAGCAAGTTTGGTGTAATGTATGAAGCAATCGAACCGTTAACATTCAAAGAAAAATTATGGAAATTTACCCACGACCATCGTAAAAAGATTGCAGCAGGGCTTATCATTGGTGCCATTGCGTATCAAGGATACTTATGGTATCAGCAGTTGATGGAAAGAAACTCTTCTGAAGAAACTCCGATATTAAGCGACAGCACCATTTCTGAAAACGATTCCTCTGAAGATACCGCATCGACAGAAATGGAACTTGATAACGATCCGGATACCTATGACAGAAAAACGGTTATGCACAATATATCCATCCGGAATATGGGAGAGAACCGTTATCCGAGTCCAGAAAAGCGCCAACAAGCTAAGGATCTTGGGATTGATCTGGGACTACATCAAACGATTGTAGATGAGTACCCTCAACGTCATCGCGTAAAGAAAGAAGACTCCTGATTATTCAAACGCATCCCGGTTCTGTTTCCATGCCACGTAAGCGTCCATCATGGCAGCCACGGCATCGATCTTCTGATCCTGCCGCTGTTTATAGAGTTTTCGGTTGCCGTTGGTGTCCACCAGCGTAATGCAGTTGCCCATGGCAAATTGCATCAGCTGTTCGTCAAACAGCAGCTTCCGCTGTTCGCTCAGCTTTTTCAGCTCACCCAGCGGCACGCTTTCGGTCTTTGCACCCTGGATCACTTTCACAACGCCAAAGGTGCTGTTTTCATCACCCCAGCGCTTCACGAACTCCTGTGCGTTGTAGGGGTCGTAGCCAAACGCCCGTACGTCATACTCGTTCTCCATAATAAAGTTGTCCAGGTCATCGTATACCTGCATCATGTCCAGGACAGTGCCGTCAAACACGAACAGGGTCCCTTCCCGCATAAACTCCTCATACTGCTGCCGTCTCGAAGCCGGAAGCTGGCTGAGGGTGTAGGATGTGATGTAGTCCCGCGTCTTGACCCCAAAATATCCGTTGGACAGCGGAAACAGGAAGGTAAAAGCGCAGAAGTCGTCGCCCATGGAAAGGTCCGCGCCCATGGCACAGGGCATCTGCCAGAAACTTCTCTTCCTGTGGCACAGGGTCTCCTCGTAGGGGAAGAAATAGGTGTAGCCCTCCATGGGCAGGTTGAAGCGCTTGGCCAGAATATCGTTCCGGGCGCTGGGGGATTTCTCCGCACGCTCCACGTCCAACTGGTAGGTCTCGTAGCTCACGGTCTTGCCCAGGTTCGGGTTGGCCTTCAGCCACATCTCCGGCTGGCCCACTTCCTCAATGGAATCCAGCTTGTAGTACCAGATGGACACATGGGGGTTGACGTACTCCCCTTTCAGGATGCTCATCAACTCCATTTTGATGTCGTCGCCGCAGCCGTTGCGCACCGTGCCCTCGGAGGAAGCCGCCACGATGAGGTAATTCTCGTTCTTGGCCGCGCCCTGCTCAATGGCACCAATGGGGTCTTCCCGGATGTCGCAGGAGAGCCACTCATCCACAGTCGCTACAGTGTCACGCCGTCCCTGAAGCTTCTCAATGGTCATCGGACGCACTTCCAGCAGACTGTTCGTCAGAAAGTTCTCGATGCCCTTCTTGGTGGAAGCCATCTTCACCCGGTCTGCCTTGGAGCCGGTGGTGTTTTGCAGGCTGCCCTCGGTCATAAACTGGAACACCGGCCCCTTTGCCCGCGCCAATGCGGTGCGGAAGGGTGCCAGCACCTCCTCGGCCTGTTTCATGGTCGGAGCGGTGGTCAACTGCTGGGTCGTGGTGGTGTACGCCGTCAGGAAGTACGCCTGCAAAAACTCCAGATACATGGTCTTCGCGGCCGATCGGGTAATGATGAGGTATTGCTTTGTCACCAGCCGCTTTTTCAGTCGCCGGGTCTCGTAGTGTCCGCCGCCTCCGCGCTCGTTCGGCACAAAGACGCTTCGTTCCACAAAGTAGTACCACCCAAAGATCTCTTCGGCCCATAGCTTGAAACTGTCCAGCAGCTTCACGTCGGTGCCGTCGGTCAGGGTCAGCTCATCCTCGCAAAAAGAGATAAAGCCGTTCACTGCCTTGTCGTCATAGTAGATGCCCGGGTTGGCGATCAGGTCGTCGATCCGCTCCATCTCCATGGCAATTTCCCGGCATACGGGTATTTCGCCACGCATCACGGCCTCCCGAAAACGGCCGTAGTAGATCGGCGTGGCCGTGTTCGATAATGCCATTTTGGTTCCTCGTCTTGCTCCGTTTCACTCATTCAGGCTTTGGGCCGGTAAAAGGGCTTGTCCAGGGTATAAAAGCATCGGATATCATCCGGGCATTCGCATGTTCCCTGTCGGGCGCATCCGTTGCAGATATCCTGCGTTACCCGTCCAAACCAGTCCTTTTTCTCCGGTGTCTCCATCCAGTGCTCCACCCATCGTGCTGCTACTGTCCGTCCCATGTGTTGTCGTGCTCCACGTTCAGCCGCCATTCCATCTCGGAGGCGGTATTCTTCAGTGCTTCCATGGTGGTGCTGCTCTGGGGTGGGTCAAAGCCCAGCAGCCGTACCTTCACAGCCACGTAAGCCTTCACGGCTTCCACCTTCACCGGGTCGGCAACGAACTCCGTCCATTCGTTTTCTTTCCCGGAAATGGCGTACCCCTCGCCGGGCCCCACGCCCATCTGCACCAGTGCAAACAGCGCCATGTTGATGTACATGATGATGTCCGCATCAAAGTCGGTGCACTCCTCGGCAATGCCCAGCAGCTTCTTTACGCTCGTCAGGATCGAATTCATTTTGATTCCTCCTCGGCATCGCTGTCGTCGCCCATAATGTAACTCATCATGGCATAATACCAGTCCTTGTGCGCCTGCGCCATCAGCTCAAGCTCTGCCAGGTGACGGGATGCTCCGTCCTTCCCCATGGCCGCTTCTTTCTGTGCACTCTCCTCGACCAGCTTGGCCAGCTTCCCCGCATCGATCGCCACTTGACCAGGCTTCAGCAAAACGAGGTCTCCCTCAGCACTCGGAGCAGCGTTTTGTGCGGTCACAGCATGATTCTCATCCATCCGCGGGACAATCTTCATCCCATCAAACGTGATATCCCCGGCCCGTGTTGCCCGCACCTGCTGCCCATCCACATTCGTGGCCAAAGCATTATCAAAGTCGAAGCCTCTGTTCCGCGGTACAGCCGTATAGCCCTGCTGGAGTCCTGCTTCCGCAATGCCCACGTTCGCCCAGAGCAGTGCCTCGTCCAGCTTGGTCAGCGCCAGGCTTCTCGCGCGGCTCGGTGCAAGGTGCTGGAGCATCGCCTCCGCCTCTTCCAGCTTCCGCCGCAGCCCCATGGCGTAGTCCTGCTCTCTCCGGTTAAATGCTTTTTTCTGGTACATACTCATTTCCTCCATGGGCAGGTGTCGCCCGGTCTTCTTTCTCCGTCCGGCAGCTTCGGGCCCTTTCCCGTTCCATAATGGATCACCTTGTGCGTTGCCGCCGAAACACAAATGGCGTTCTCCGGGTCAAGCAGCTTTTCACACTTGTCAGGATGCTTTCCATCTTGATTTTTCCTTATTTATACTGATACTTAACCCATGGATCATCAGGGAGTACTGACGATTCGTCCAACTTAAATCCGGATTTCTCGGCAATTTTTATAGATCCAGCATTATCTTTTCTGGCCCACCAGACAATTTGGTCGTATTCGTCTTTATGTGCGTCCAGCCATTTCATGCCTTTTTCGGCTACTTTTGAGCAATAGCCCTTGTTCCGATACTTACTTCCAGCTCTCGTTCCAATAGAGACCGCTACTCCTTTTTCATCGCCAATGATGTCAAAAAAAGAAATAGGCACATCCCCTGATTTTTCAACAAAGCGTTTTACGTATGCATACCCATCCTCGGCTCTTTCCTGATAAACATCCCCATCAAGGTTGAGGAGTTCTTTGTCTTTTCGCGACATTGTTTTTACAATTTCGTTTACAGCATCCATGTTTTTGTTTACATCCATGGCACGCTTCCGCGCTTTCCCCGCACTCGTCAATGTTCCATCCGGGTTCTGGAACCGGCGCACGCCCCACTTTTGGCCCTTGATGCCATGGTGATAAATATAAGCGCTCATTTTTATTTCCTCCATGGGCAGGTGTCGCCCGGCTTCCGTTCACCATCCAGCATATTCTTATTTTGACCGGTGCCGTAATGGATCGCCTTGTGCGTTGCCGCCGAAACACAAATGGCGTTCTCCGGGTCAAGCAGCTTTTCACTGTGCTGGAGAACGTCATCTTTTGTTATGGGGTTTATGTGGTGGATGGAGATCTTCGGTCGAATCGGCTTTCCGTCCCGCAGCACCCAGTCTGTGATCGGGTGGTCTTTGCACCCCAGGTCGCATCCCATGTCCCGGGCGATGATCCTGTCCCTGAACTGCCGCCACTCTCTCGATTGGTAGAAGTCCTGGTTCAGCCATCGGTCAAACCCAAAGGTATCTCTCCCCACTTCCCCGTGCAGCTGTAAATACTCCAGCCTCTCCTCGTAGGTCGGCAGGGTGCAAAGTTCCATGTAGCTTTTCATGCAAACAGCTCCAGTATCTCGCAGAGTGCAATAACCCCAGACAGTACCCCGAGAACATACAGCATGGTCGTACTTACAGCATTTTCCGGATGCTCCCCCAAGTATACGGCCACCATGAAGATTGCAAAACTGCATAACCACAGTACAGCTAATAGCATCTGGATATTCGTTATTGGCATTTCACCCAACTACCCCATTCTTACGCAGCAATTCATATAGTACCAACATTACACACCACAGTAGCGCAGGCATTCCGAAATGCGCAAATATCTCAAGTGCATAACTCTGAGTGTGCTTCTCGACCCACTCGGCAAAGAATAGTGGTACGAAAATAATCATCACAACCATGCTCAGGGCAAATGCAACGTCAATTAATGTCATACTCGTCATCCTCTCCCAGGCCGTTGTATTTCTTCATGGCAGCAATGGCCTTCTCGTACATCTCCTCGGAGTGCTTTGCATTCTGGAGTGTCTCAGTCTTTGCCCTCAGCAGCTTGTTTTCCTCTTCCAGCTTTGTTTTCTCCAACTCGTTCTTGGAGGTCGCCAGCTTCAGAAAATGGGTCGTCTCAGCGCTGGATGCCGTACCTTCCAGCAGTCGTTTCTCAACCAGCTTCATTGCCAGGTTGATCATATAGTTTTCTTGCGCTTCCGGGGTGCTTGCAGGCCGCGAAGTTGCAGCCGACATTTCGCCCGGAGCAGACTTCTTAGGTTTCATTGCAATAACCTCGTTTCACATTCTTATTTTGCTTTTGCAAGGGTTCATGGGAGTCGCAGTAGTACCAGTTAAGCCTGTCTCATTTGAAAGGAGAAGAAAAAGCAGATCATGCCCAATGGAGGTTGAACATCGTGAAAGCCCTGAACCCAAATATATAGGAGGATACTACTCCCATGAGCCCTTGCAAAAACCGCCGAAGTCCCGGTCTACACCCCAGAACCTCGGCAATTTTCCATATGACTGTAAATCTTAACACCTGCTGTGGATACAGGCATCGAGAGTTTACACAAATATAATCGGCAGCTTTCGCTGTCGGAGCCTTAAAGCCCAAATATCAATTTTCCCTCCGGGGAAATATCAAAGACCGGTGCGATTTGAGAGGGGGGGTCGATTTTGAGACCCCCCTCCCTATGGTTTACGCGGTTTGGCCGAGCGTGTCCTCGTCGGGCACGGTGATCTTGAGCTTCTTGTAGATGTTTATCGGGTCGGCAGTAACGATCTTATCGATTGCCTTCTCAATTTCATAGGCATTTTCGTTGTCCGTGAACTGAGATGAAGTCTCGGCGATCCTCATAAGTAACCCGGAAGAGTTGTAGCCGTGCTCGATATCATACTGATACCACTTCTCGAACTCCTCGTACGGACTGTACGGATTGTCAAAGGTGGTGAGAAAGCATCGAACCATTATTCAAAGCCTCTTTCTTAATTGATTGTTATTTGTTGAGCGCGCTGTAAACCGTGGACTCCGGAACACCGCAGGCCTTGGCGATTTCAGCATAAGAATAACCGCTTCGCAACATTGCGTTTGCTTTAGACATCTTTGCAGAAGTCATAACAGTAACGTTTTTCGGCATTGCACGCTTTACAATTTCGTCAGAATCAGACGAATTAAGGAATTTCGTCAACATATTGTCGGAAATTGCGCCAGCCTGAACAGCTTCCCATTCTCTGTCCGTGAAGGTGACCTTGGACTTGCGTCCGCTTGCGCCAACAGAATCGCGAGCGCGTTGCATCTCGACAGAAGAGATCTTCTTGATTTCTTTCTTGTCGATTGTAGGATCAAGTCCCTGTTCCTGAATCTTCGCCTTAATATTAGCATTCGCAATCAGCATTGCTTTGCGTTCCTTAGGCTTGTTAGCGATCATGTTGTTGTACTTCTCTTTCAGGGATGCAACCTCAGGCGCATAGGTCTTGGCCGCTTCAGGGTTACGCTGGATGCCCTTCATATTGACCGCCTCTTTGCGCGCTTGGTTGGCCATGGCCTTCAGCTTGTTGGAGAAGTCCGCATACAGGTTCTCTTGGATGGTGCCAGAAGATAGCGTACGTGCATCCTTTGTTTCGGAGATCAGACTGACTGTGTCCTCGGCCTTACGTTCCTTACCCGTCTTAGGGTCAGTGAAGGTACGTCCACTTTCTTTGTAGATGTATTCACCAGTTTCTTTATCGACTCGGATGCTACCACGGCGCTCAGGTACACGAACCGTCTGCTTACGGCGAGACAGGAGTGTGGACGCGCCGCCATAGTGCGTAGCGCCTTCCTCGTCCACACGAATCTGCCACTTCTGCTTCAGCTCGGGGATACCATTTTCACGCTCAGAGCGCTTGTAGTCCAGCTTATGTTTTTCTGCATCGATAACGACCATGGAGTGCTTAACCGCACGTGCAAGCTCGTCCTCATCGGCACCTCGCAACGTCATATCGGTGATGAGGTTGGAGATCACGCCCATTTCGCGCTGCTTTTCCTCTTTCTTCATCAGCCTGACATTGTTCGGATTACCCTCAGGAACTGCATAAGCTGTCTTGGGGTCAAATCCTTCCAGTGCTTTCAGCGCACGGGTGGACTTGATGTTGACCTTGTCGGTAACAGGGATTGCCATAACCGTGTCGCCATCGAAGTCTGCACCCGAAAGCCGCTCTGCAACCTTTGCATTGATGCCGATTGCGTCCTGAATTGCACCTAGATTCCGCTTGCCGCTGACATTCTTGTTGTTGACGGTCACGATGGGAATCTCAAAGGTACCTGCATGAGGATAACGGATTAGTGCAAGCCTGGTGCCATTCTCATAGGTGGGGCAATAAGCCTCTGTCTCCTTGATCTTATTGATCGGCAGGATAACCTTCGTGGACTGGCCCGGGAAAGCAGAAGCCTTCAGGGTCATGGACGTTCCTTCGACCGTATCAGCAAAATCGTTAAGCAGTTTCTTTTTGACCGTAGGATTATCATACCGCATGATTTCATCATATTGGGCTTTATAATCCGCAACAGTAAGGTTAAGCTGGTTCTCAATCAGCTTCTTGGGCTGCTTGGAAAGGAACTGAGAAGAGACATTCCGAGACATCGTGTCCCAGTCGCCCTCCTCCTTCAGCTTGTTGATCGGCGAGAGGTGCTCTTTGCCGTCATCACCGATATACATACTCTGGCCGTTGGCCTTGATAGCTGCGCCAAACGGGTTGTCAGGATCAGCTTTTGCTTCCTTAAGGACCTTCATCTTGGGCGTGCCAGAAGGCTTATTGGTGTTGAACATAACGTCCACACCATCCGGCAGGTCATCAGAATAAACTGCCATACCCTTCAGATAATGGTCTCCGTCAACGAGGATACGAACCTGCGCATAATGGCTCTTGCCCAGATCGAGGTCAGGAACACCACGGCGAATCTCCATCACGCCGTCCTTATCCAGGCCACCTTCATCGCCGTAACGAATGGCGACACGATTGGAATCCAGACTGGAGGGGCGCTGAAGCTTCGTAAAGGTCTCTCCGCCATCATCGGAGTGGTAATCGCCAAGAGAATCAATCTGATCCTGATGCTGATAAGCATACTTTTGGTCATATTCCGGCTTCGCAAGGACTGTGATGTTCGTCTGCTGACGGACATTGGTCGGCTGCCTGATGCCAACACCATAGCGCTGATAGCCATATTCCGCTTCCAGAATATAAGCAGCCTCGTCCAACTTGCTTTCCGACACGCCGAGGACCTGATTCGCGCCCTCGGAAATATCAATCATGCCCTTCTTATCGACTTCTGCTTTCAAAGTCGCAGCGATCTTCTCAGCCTGACTGGCTTTTTCACCGATAGCATTGTTATACTTAGACCGCACGCTGGACTCGCTCATGCCAAGCTTGTCGCCAATTTCCTTCCAGCCAAGACCGTCATCCTTCAGCGCACGAATTTGATCGTACTCCAATGCCTTGCGGTCGTGGCCTGCTTTCTGGCGGGCTGTACGGAACTCAGTCAGACCCATCTTATACTCATCAGGGAGAGAATTGTTGATGGTCTCCAGAATCTCTTTCTCCGAGAGTCCCTTCTTTTTGAGTTCCTCCACACGAGACAGGAAATCACCGGAATGCTGATACGGATTGTCGCCAGAGCCCCAAGGATAGCGACCAGAGTGCCGCTTGGTGCCATAGTGCTCCAGAATATTGCTTTCAGAAGTAATGCCAAAATAAGAACGGAGGTCTTTTTCAATCGGATTCATGCTGCCACTCCTAACAAAATATCAGTGATGATCGGGTCGAACTCTTTGATTTTAGCGATGATCGGGTCAATTTCCTCTTCAGTGGGGTTCTCGACCCAGACCTCATCGTTCTGGTAGATACGGAGCTCCATCCGAATATCTTTCGGGTGGTATCCGTATTCCAGACAGAACAGAGCGGCATAAATAAAAAGCTGCTCCATGTGTGCAGGAACAGCTCCGGTTTTTAAGTCGTGGATGCGAAGGAACCCATCGTTGAACGAAATGGCATCCGCGGTTCCAAAGCAGTTATCGCTGTAATACAGCACCTGCTCGGTATCCATGCGGAAACCAATGGCATCGTTCACGTAGGTATTGAGGGTTTTCTTGTTCTTCGGCAGTTTTTGCTTCAGATCAATGCATTCTGCTGCAAATGCGTGCAGCCGTGTTCCCCGTTCCTTCGCCTGGTAATTAAGAACTGCATTGGCCAATCTATCTGCGTCATAGTTCAACCAATGGTAGTTACTTGCTCCGAGGAGGGCATGTTTCCCCGTGAGCCTCGAATGATCTCGCCAGTTCATTAAGAACTTCCTCCTTGTTTTCGGGATAGATAAAGGCAGCAAAACTCATCTCGTCCATCTGCTGAACGTAATAGTCCTGATTTGGACGATGAGATGCAGTTGCTGATTTCTTGCCTTCCAACGCGCCCCACGTTGTGCCATAAAGGACCAAGAGATCAGGAATTCCCTGAATCTCGTTTGGATCAAGATGGACAACCATGCAGCCAGGAAAGCGTTCCTTCAGCTCCCTTACCAATCCTGTCTTGAATTTGTTTTCGAGCATGATACAACCTCCAAAATAAGAGGAACAGTGCATCCTGAGACGCATTCTATTCCCCCCATAAAAGGGGATGTTTTTCTCGCGTGAGTTTTTAGGCAAAAATGTGAATTTTTAGGAATTTTCAGGGCAAAAGAAAAAGCCCCTGCAATTTTCATGCAGAGGCAATGCCGTGGTCATATTAAATTAGGTGAAAGAAATCAATCTCGTATCCCGGTGCACCAGCAAGGAATGCTCGACTCCCATCGTCATCTTCCATATACTTGTACTCTCCGTAGTCTTCATCCGGCTCAAGGTTAGAGGTCATATAATCATCCGGATTGATACTTCTGGAAACATCTTCCGCTTCGAGGTGTGCCCCGCATTTAGGGCAATCCCATTCGAGTTCACGAGTTTCCACCATCGGCTCACCACAAACACAAATCGGACGTTTCGTATGAACCTCTGCAAATTTATTTGCAAAGCATTCAACTTCATTTCCATATTGGTCAGTTGTAATCCAATGTTCAATACCGTACTTATCCATAACTTTTCACCTCATATATGTTAGGAGTGCTACGTTCGTACACGGTGCTTTAAGAATACACTATTTGGCGCTCTTTTGCAAGGTGGAAATGGGTAAAAACTCGCTGTGGCCAAAAACCCGTTTTTTATCCTCTATTACTATATATATTTTTTCATTTTTTTAAGTAAGTTAAAGAAAAAAGTGGGTTTTTGGCCAAACTGCATATTTTTAACGTAATTACGTTAAATTTTGTGGCCATTTTTATATAAATTTTTGGCCACAAAGTGGGTTTTTGGCCACGAAAATGGTACTTTTTAACGTTTTCTCGAAAAATTCCAAAAATTGCGAAAAATAAAATGGGCAGAAGTGGGCATCAAGCGATACCTAAGCCCATGCAAATTATATACGCTATGACCAAAATCACAATGACGATTCCAAGCCACTTGAAATAAGTAGCAGCAGTTTTGTTAGCGTCTTCGGTTCGCCATCTCTCCTGCTCCATCTTCTTAAGCTCAAGTTCTTTTGCATCCTTGGACTCCTGAATTCGTGCTTCATCCACAAACCGATGCGTCTCCTGATAGTCATCGAGCCGAATCTTCGTCCCACAGAACTCACAAAACATAAAGTCCCGGTTGTCATCTTTCACCGTAAGATCCGCACCACAGCCAGGGCATTTTACCGTCCGTGCCATAAAAGCACCTCCTATTCGTCATGTATCAAGGATATCATGTGCTCTGCCCATAGTCAAGTAAATCAGGGCGGCCTCACCAAAATAACATTTTTATCCAGTTTCATACTTTAGTCCTCAATCTCAAACATCACATTCTCCGGCGAGATGATCGTATCGCACTTCTTACCTTTGAACCGAAACCTAACAAACTGGTTCGTCAAACCGGAAATTTTCTCAACCAGTCCGTATTCACCACTAAAATTAGCCACGATCTTAGCCCATACTCTCCCCTGCTTGGCCAGTTCGTTAAATTCACCCGCGGTCATTACTCACACTCACCTCCGTCATCAAACTTCTCCCCGCCGCATACAAGAATTTCTTCAGCGACAGCACCTTAATATCGTACGTACTCTTCAAATTCTCCAGCTCAATATTAACCCCACCAGAGCGATACTCCGCCATATCCAATGCATACCGCATCCGGCGATCCGCAACACCAGGGCTGCAATTGAATTTATCTGCCAGTGATGCCTCGATATCTCTCATGGACATAAATCGGTGTGAGTTCAAGTCATCGACGACCATCTCCACAGCCTCGCCCATCAGCTCCCCACCAAAGGTCAGCATGGGAATCTTCAACTTAGCGAGAAAATCATACGTTCTTTGCTGCATTTCTTATCACCGCGTCCTTTCCCACTCAGGTTTTCATAATAGCATTTGCTGCATGAACCAGATATGTGGTACCGTCAATCGTGATTTGCAGCTGATCGCCTTCGTAGTCAGTCCAGTTGTCCACTTTGCCTTGAACAATAGTTCCATCGGGCAACTTAATCTGTGCCCAGGAATAGGTAAATGTCGTATCAAACACCCTATAGTTTCCACAACTGCATAACCCGAGGCAGCCAACGAGCATCATCATACATGTAACGACGCAAATAATACGATTTTTCATAGTTAATCACCTCAACCAAATATCATGTAAATCAAAAGCAAGAACCATCCTGTATATCTGATGATTCTCTGTTTTTCTTCGCCGATGTTATCAGCAAAAGACATTCCAATTGCGATAGCTTGTAAAATAATGCTTGCGAGCAGCACAATTCGCATCACTTCACCATACTTCCTTTCCGTGTCTGGTCATCCGCAGGCCAGTACGTGTAGATATCATCGAACACCACCGGGATCTTCTTCTGAAGCTCCATCAACAACGGGCACATGAGCTCTCTCATCTGAGGATGGGCCGCCACAGGAGTACGCAGTTTGAAGATGTTGCGCCACTCACGGTAGTTGGCCGTCACCACGATTTCGGTCTTCAGGCACAGCGGCAGCACACAACGGGCCTGTTCGGGACGCATGCTGTTTGCGATCATCAGCTTGTAGTCCTTTTCGGCATAGGTCATAGCTTCCAAGAACGAGCTTTTGATCGTAACCTCGCTATCGTTCAGTTCGCAATACTGCTCACCACGGATATAGGACGGCCAGATGAACGTAAGCTCATTGCCAAACTTCTCCTTCGAGTAGTTGCAGTACCGAGTGCTCTCCTGCGCAAAGCTCGCAATACGGTGCCGCACCAGCTCGTTCGCCACACCACGGTCACAGGTAAACAGCACGGACAGCTGCGAATGCTCCAGCATAGCCTCATGCCCCTGCTTCACCAGAAAGCCCACCAGTTTCTTTGCCGACTCACCATCCGGCGTGATCTTGTCCTCGCTCTTGTAGCAGACCCGGGCCACCCGCTCGATCTGCTGGAGCTCCTTAATGCCTCCCTCAGAAATATCAGTGAGGATTTCGTACTTAGGTTCAATAATTTTCATAATTAGTTCTCCTTTTCATCAATGATTTCAAGCTGCCGCAGGCTCTTTCCATTACCTCTTTGGGCCACTATGCTGATGCCAATATCCTCGATTGGGATAATGTATCCGAGATGAGCCAGTTGCTTATGGTCGCAAGTTTCCACCTTCGGACACTTCTGGCATTTAGGTGCAAGTATCGTAAGTGCTCCGAAGTCGTTGTTCATGTTGTCCATTCCGATATCATTTTGCACTCCCAATCCCCACAGATATCACCCGAAGCATGTTTCTTTGCAAACGCCATGCCCTTCTTGATGGCCTCCTGCTTATTCTCTGCTTTGACTTCAAAAGCCTGATGTCCACCACCATTGTCGGTACATTCAAACCAAAATGTATACTTCATATATCAGCAAGCCTTTCTCTATCAGGATCTCGCAAAATAGAATCCCAGTCTCTAATAAGTTTCCGTAAGCCATGATCATCTGCTATTGGGTTCATCGTTTCTTCATCATATTGCACTATGACACTGCCTGCTTTATCGCATCCAAATCCGCAATTCCGACACTGAATCTTATACTTGATTTCCAGGCTTGTCCCAGTGGTCGCTGTTCCGTATACAGTTGGCCTCACTTTTGAATAGCATACCGGACAACATCTCATATAAAATCCTCCAAAATCGAGTTAAGCAGAATCTCCAGCACCCGGTTTATGCCCGCCACCACTCGATATGGCCACGGTTCTTTCGGTTCCACCCGGGCAGAGGTATCAGACTTTCTCAGCGCACCATAAAGCCACCTGTCGAACTGCCCAAGTGAAATATCATTCTTCATGCACCATTCACGAGCATCTGCGTAGCTAATGTCACCATTCATGCAAAGCTCGACCACATCACGCAATGTAGCGTTCGGATTGATCAGGATATCTTCTTGAAGCTCGTAATCCTCAAAATACAAGTCCTCGCGTGACCCGTCAGCCCTGTGAATAACTTGCGCAAAGGGTTTGCCATCCGCATAAAGCGTTGTAATATCCTCATCAATGTCGATTCGAGGACAGTCGTACCTCCATATGGCCTCAACAACTTCTTCATAGTCAATCATATCGCACCTCACAGCAGAATCCGGAACAAAATGAACCAGATCACCTTCAGCGTAAACGCAATAATGATCAGCCATGCACAAATAACCAGCGTTGCCGCCAGAATATGGCCCAGCATATGGCCGATCTTCTCCCAAACATCATTCATCCTTATCAACCCTTTCGAGACCTGTAAAATATCCAATGCCAATATGACCGCCATCGCAATAATGAATTGGGCGGAACGCTATCAGACCGGCCAGATTGTTCTTCGCATCTTCGAGATTACAGTAAGGATGCCCATCGTTAAATTCCCGCTCGCAAAATCGGCACTTGTAAGTCGGATAATAAAACGGCTTCACCCCACACACCTCCTCGCCGCATCCAGACGGCTCTCCGCAGCGTTCAGCTCGAAGATAGCAGCCGTGATAAACTCCGGATCGCAGTTCTCAAAGTGGTTCCGGGCCACCTCAAGGTCCCGCATGGAATCTTTCAGCGTGTTGACTGTCGAAACCATCGGTTCTGTCCAGAGTATCTTTTGGGCGAAATCAACGATTTTTCGCAGCATTTCTACACCTCCACATCTTTGTAACCTGACGAGCCGTGAGCCAGCCCTCAACATCATCAAGGCCAAGTGCCTGCCTACCCATCACCTCGATAAGCCCCTGCTCAAAGCCATAGGAACCCCAACCCCAAATGCCATCCCAGATACGATTTCCAGCAGCATCATATGCAATAATTTGCTCACCACCATCGTGTCGTCCGCCCGGGAGATATTCCTGACAGTCCGGTCTGTCCATCTCTGGCCAGCGACGTTCATAAGTATGCGGAACCTTAGCATGCTTCAGCAGAATATCCAACTTCTGCATCTCGGTCATGTGATTCCAAACCCGGAGTTTCCAGGTTTTCTTAGACATATTTCTCATTTCTGCATTTCCTTTCGTCGGCCTCCATGGTCTTTGCAATTTTATGCTGAATATAAAGCACACAGCCAGCCTGGCTATCACACCCGAATGAAGCCAATAGTCCAGCAATAGCATTCAAAGAGTTCAAATCCTCTTCAGCAAATATCATTTAGTGTTCACCGTTCCTCCTGATACTCTACAATTTGGGTTACTTCGCTCTGAACCCGGCGTAAGAAATCACACGCACCGAAGCAACCGCATTCCGCCAATGCTTCGGCGATATCGCCCAAAATATTCATATCGGTTCTTGTGAGATTAACTTGAGGAATAACCTCAATGTTCTCCTCTGTGATAAATGGGGTATAGTCTCCACAATGGCAACATTTGATGTTCATACGTTGCATACAAGCATCTCCTTCAACGATAAAAATAAAGAGCCGCAGATTTCTCCACGGTTCTCGCGTTAATGATTAGCTCGTATTAACGTTCCATAAAGTCCTTATCTATTAAATCATATTCCACATCATGGTCGTTGGAATTGCCGATAAATATCGAAAACGCCTTATCAAGGTCTGTAAAGTCGCACACTGCAATTTCATTATTTTTGAATGCCGGTGATCCAACCAGTGCCTCGCACATGCGATCACGAAATTTAGCCATTTCCTCCGGATTTTTGCATTTGATGTTCAAAACGATCATAGTTTTGTTACCTCCAAAATATAATTCTGAGACTAATCATCTCATAAAGGAGCCTGTTATTTTCGCGTCTTCTCATCGAACTTCACGGGCTTCATAGTCAACTCCCGCAGAGTATTAACTATTGCCGGCATCGGCTCTGTCTAGAATATCTCTTTGACGAAATCAACGATTTTGCGCAACATAATTTTTACGAAGTCCTCCTTTTTTGCATCCAAATTCTTTTCGGCGACGGTTAATCCATTCGGAAACTTTAGGAGAAAGTGGCACACCCTTTTTCACAATCAGAATTGCCTGCACATATTCTTTATGAGCTGGCACATACATCCAACACTGAGTATCGTCATTATGGTCGATTGCATCACCAATCCACAAACGTGCAGGCCAAACATGGTTTGAGTGATAGAATATGCTTCCCTCCAAATAATCGAACCAGAAATACTTATGGACGACCTTTCGATCAATAAGTTTTCGTGTCTTCTTAGACATATTTCTCATTTAATTTTCACCTTTGCTTCCTCGAACTTCAGAGGCTTCACCGTACCCTCCCGCGCACACTCCGTCAGGCACTCGTGGCAGGGTTCATCCGTCTCCAGCACCTTGAAGCTCTTGCACTTCGGACAGTAGGTCGCATAGTCCACTTCGCGCATCCAGTTATTCATCAGCGCTTACCTCCGTCGTATCTATGCATCGTGTATCCATTGCAAATCTTGCACTTAGCATAGCGGATGTTCGGATAGTACCTTGAATACCTTTCAGCTTCATTCCATTTATGAAGTGCGATTGTGCGTTTGCAAGCGCAGTCCATGCACACAATTTTTATTCGGTCACTCATCAGGTTTCACCTCCGAAATAAAAGTGTCCTTTCCGCAGCGAGGGCAACGTGCCAGAACCTCACCGTTATGGATTGTGCACTCCTTCATACTGTTCCAGTTAGATGCAGGAATCCCAAAATGAGCATTACAGCCACCGCATTTAACAGCAACGAGCTTTTCGTCAGGATCTGCATATCCGTCAAGGTCGCCGATGTATTTATGTACCCAATGCCCATTACAAAACGGGCATTTCAAAATTCTACTGCTCGCAGGAACTTCATCCATGTCGTACAGCCACCCCTCAGGGGCAACAGGATGGCGTTTATTGCAATTGGTACACTCAACCGATATCCAAGGACGTTTTTTCTGGGTCTTCTCCTGCTTAACTGAGAACCTATCATCCAGAATATCTTTCATGGGAACAAGCACCGAATGGTTGCAAAAACAACACTTTAATTCAAGTTTTTCTCCAGAAACATCCTTTCGAAATCCTACCCCATCGCAAATCTGGCCATTCTCTTTAATAATCGTAGCCTCACAATTGGGGCAAAGGACTTGATAGTTCTTTTTCTTAACCTCCCCAACCTTTACCGCAAACCTATCATCCAGTTCCGGATGGGTCTCTCGCTGATTCAATGCCCACAGCAGGTTCCAGCAGGCCGCGCGCAGGTGATCCTCATCGTCCATGCCAACCATGTACTTTGCCAGATGCCGAGAAGCGCTGTCCAGCAGCGAATGCAGCGGAATACCCTTGTCTACGTTGTGCTCACCATACTTCAGTGCGCCCTCCTCGCAGTGCTTGCTGACTTCCATGATGCCATACCAAGGCAGAAGATCCATCCGCCCCTTCCCTGCGTGCATATCACGCTTTGCACCAGTTTCAAATTCGGTGCGATCTCCAGAATCTTTAATCACAAATATCAATCCTTTCTATTAGCAGTGTTTATGAATCCGCCCCTGCATAACTTTGTTAGCCATGTCGGTCTTAGGAATCTTGCATTTCGGATAGCTCGGACGGAATCCATTGGCAGCTTTCCGGTCATTTGCAATTCTCATATAAACCTCGTCCTCCAATTCATCTGTGATTTTCTTTATTTTATCTGCCGCAGATTCAAAAGAATGAATCAGGTCAGCAAATACATCTTCAAAGTTAACCTGCTCCATAAAATTTCCTCTCGTTAAACGCTTTCTTCGAGTTCAGTGCCCTCGAAATTGCCAGATCAATACCGCTCCTACTCTTCAGATGGTAGTAGTACAGATCCTTGTACGGTGTATTCAGCCGGTCAATGCGCCCCGAGGCCTGCTCCATGATCTTATATGAGTAGTTCTGGCTGTAAAATATAATGGTGTCCGTCTTGATGCAGTTCCAGCCTTCAGCACCGGCATTGTACTGCACCAGATACACCCAGCTATCGCCTTCAGGAAGCGGCTGATGCTTGTGTCCGTTCCATTGTGCTACCTCTGTATCCTTGCCGTAGTCCAGACCCATCAGAATATCAAGCTCATAATCGAAATTATAGAAGATAATGACCCTAGGTCTGCCTTTGCAAATATCCAGCACTTTTTCTTGTCGGCTTGCATCAGCGTTCACCAACTTCCGCAGCAGATAGCAGAACTCGCTGGCGGTCTCGATTGGTTTGTTCTCCCAGAGGTTCCACCGGTTCTTGCAGATCGACAGATACTTCACCTTGTCATACTCCACAAATACATTCTCATGGTGCGATACCGTCGGCCGCTCGAAGTCCATGTCAACCAGAATCCGTTCCCGCAACCGTACCAAGCGCTGGGTATTCAGATACCGGTCGATCTTCGGGTACTTCGTGCAGAATTGGCTGTATACCACATGCTGGTTGTTGAAGTCCGTTCTGTTTCGATAGAACCCATTGGCGATGAACACCGGGATATAATCCGTCCAGCAGTCCCCGGGGGTGGCGCTGAGCAGAATCCACTCGTTATTTTGCGTAATTTTGTAGAAAGATTTCACCCATGCGCCCTTTCCAACGACTCGCTGCTCGTCAAATATAAAGAACGCATTCTTTACGCCAACGTACTTTCCGATATTGTTCCAGGAATCCACCACGACCTTGTGCTCGTAAATATCATGCTCTGGATCTGTAGACATATAGAAATGGGCCAGTTCTTCGTCCCACTCTCCCGTATCCCGTTTCCGGGCAGTTGTGATGATGTAAAGATCCGGGGGCTCTGTCATACGAACATAATTCTCTGTGTTCACCTTGCCATCATAAAGTTTGTAATAGAACGCCAAACTCGTTCTCGATTTTCCGCTTCCTACGCCTCCGCATAAGATGCAGCCGATTTTCATACGGTTGATCGCATCCAATTGGTAGTCGTAGAGCGTTACACCTGCCATCAGGTCGCTCACCTCATTTCCAACGTCACATAAATGGCACTTTTCTTGCAGTGATTCTCGTAGGCCAGAAGCGAGATCGTCGCCTCTTCCTCATCTTCGCCCTCCCCTCTGACGGTATAAGCAAAGAGCTCTTTCCGGTGCTTTCTGAACACCTTCCAGAGCTCTTTTTTCTTAGTAAAGTCCGTGCTTTTTGCAGTAGGACGCATATTGCAAGCCCTCCTTGTCTGCTTCGCGCATGATTTCTGACAGTGTGAGCTTTTTAGGTTTTTCTTCCGTCTTTGACATGTTACGCGGTACGGTGTCTCGACATTTATCGCAGTACAATCTTTTTGACGGAACCTGATACATCATAGCGCCGCATTTTTTGCAAGCCTTATCTACTCTGCGAAGTCCACCCATAAATATCACGCCTCCTCAAAATGGCAGAAGTCCGTGTAGTAAACCAGGTCGTAATCCAGCGGATGGTTGTTCCAGTCGTAGTTCTGCTCGTAATCAGCAACCTCATCACGCTCGTCGAGTTCGCGGCAAATATCATCGTTGTGCTCATAGAACCATTCCAGCGGAAGGCCGAACTTGTCGCACAGTTCCGGAATATCAAAGGCCCAGCAGCCGTAGTTGGTGTTCTGTGTACCCTCCGAAACCATGTAATCGACGATCTCTTTTACTTTTTCTCTGCTCATAATCCTTACTCCTTCTGTTATTCAAATATCAGGCTCTCTGGCCCGGTTGCGAGTCATGCGGGAATCGAACCCACCGTACAGCCCATGCTAATGACTCAAATAAAAGAGCCCCAGATTTCTCCAGGGCTCTCATGTGCTTATTCTTCAGGTGTACAATAATCAACGTAGAGATGCGCTTTGCCTTCGCTATCCGTGTAGGTGACGAACTTTCTCGGCTGATGGAACATCTTCTCGTACCTCTCGACGAACTCCGGCAAAAGCTCACCGAAATCATCCTCCGTGAGGCCTACAATCAGGAATGTTCCAACGATAATATCAATGGTGATACCATAAGGGCCGTCGAGCGTCCGGTTGAGTTTCTCCATGCAATCATCATGCAGCTTTCCTTCTTCGTTGCAAATCAATGCCACCTCATCGTCCCACGGGTAAACAGCCTGAATCGGGCCTTCCACCTCTTTCTGGAGCGATTCCAGAGAGCAGTCAATGTCGATCACTTCAGGGTAATGCTTTGGGCGAACCCTCAGAACTTTCATACTGTCAACCTCCCAAATTGCACATCAAAAATATAAATCGAGCTGTTTCCTTAGAGCCGCCATTTTGCGACGTGGGCACTCACCGACTGGGCATTCGACCAGGGACTGACCCGGCACTCGAAAAATATCAATGATCAATAATAGCTGTTGTACTTCCGGTTGGCTTTTGCACGAGCTTCCGTAACATCAGGGGCTACGAAACCAAAGTTGATCACATAGCTCGGGATATTGTACGAACGGGCAACCAAGTTTTCGATTGCACAGCCACGGAACGCCTTCTCCTCATCGTAGATCCCGATAAAGTAGTCTGCATCCGCCATCTTCTTGATGCTCTCGCCGAGGTACCAGACTGCCTGATTCGCATCAGCCGGAGGATCATCAGAAATATAAGTCTGGATCACCTCCAGCTCCTCGCCAAACACAGCCTCAGCAATATGGTGCATTTGTTCCATGGTTGCCCGGATCTGTGCTTCAGTGCGCCCTTTCATCGGTGCGCTGATAAACAGTTTCTTCATACGCTTCACCTCAGAACGGAATTTCGGTGTTGTCGCTCGGCTCTGCCATGTCTGCTTCAGGAGCTGCAAACCGGGCATAGCGCTCTGCATACGGATCAGCATCCGCATCCTGCTCAACATACATCACATCCGCATACAGGCTGTACTCGCCGGGTGCGTTCCGCTTCTCGACAAGGTTTGCCTGGAGACAGACGTTCTTGACCCGGATAAAGTCCAGCTGGCCGATCGTGTCCATGTTGCAGAGCAGGCGCTTACCGGAAGTGGTGACCCAGTAGATATGCGGGGGCCACTTGGAATCCATGTTGATCGTCACCGGCACGAAGTAGGTCGGAACGAACGGCTCGTCGTAGGTACGCTCAGGATTCGGATTGGTCTGACGAACCTTCACGCCGAGATCCATGAGGTGATTCACCAGCTCCATGGTCGGGATCACCACGTTGACGCGGCGCTTGTCCGAGCCAAAGCGATCACGGCTGGGATCACCGCTGAAGTTGGTGGTAAAGATGAAACGGGTATCGTCGATATTGACTTTCTGGCGCTTGGTGTACATAAATATCAGTCTCCTTTTTACTTGTTGAATTCATTTTCCAGAATTTTCAGATCTGCCACGAGTGCTGTCAGGTGGAGAAGTCCACCAGACTGATTGTTGCTCATGGCCGCGCTGAGGAACTTCTCAAAATCCTTATTTGCCTCAGAACTGTATTTTTTCAGCACATCCAGATCGACAGCTTTTCCGGCAGCAGGCTTCCCGGGATACTTCTTCCCGCTCTTCTCGACCCAATTCTGGATCTCCTTGTAATAGCTGCCCTTGTTGCCGCCGCAACGCTTTGCAATTGCCATGGCCAGCCCCTTCTCCGGGTCGAAAACATCCTTCTCGCTGCACTTCACAACGGTCTTGGAACCATCCGACCAGTAAACGATCGTGGCCGGAGGAGCAAAGATAACGTCCTTGATAGCAGCTGTGTTCGTAGCAGAATCCGTCTTCTTACCCTCACACCGAGGATAGAGCGCACCAGAACGGATACGCCAATTGCCGTCTCGATCAGAGGTCAGATCACACGGGCCAAATACGAGTTCGTGACCAGTGGAAAGAATCACCTTCATCAGGTCGTCGTGCTGATTCTTCTCAACGGTTCTGATATAGCCAATCAGCTGTCCTTTGGAATCGTATAGTTTGTTCGTCATAAAATATCACCTCACGTCAAAATTTCTTGCTGCTTCTTCCTGCGCATCGCTCCAGGGAAGATCCGGCGCTGTCCAGGGAGCAACACCGTCGTCGCCAACGAACCAGTTGAAGTCGCCGTACTTGGAGATCTCCTCAACTGCCTCATCGACTTCCCGGTTGAAATATCTTTTGTCGATATCCTCCTGCATCTGAAGCTGATAGACCGCCTCGCTTTCCAGCCAGCGGTAATCCTTTGCTCCGGTCACAGAAGCATATTTCCGTTCGCCGGTATCCGTCAGGCCCGCTTCCCGCAGCAGCAGAGCTCCGCCCTTTCCCGGCATAATCGGGCAGAACTGCCCCACGCGACCCACAAAAATATAATTGTGTTCACCTTCAGGCAGGTCCTCGTTCTTGTCGAGATAGATAGCGCCCTTAGAAACGGTCTTTGTCTCGCAGAGGTCAGTGAACTCGATCTTTTCCTTGGAGAACAGGGTCTTGAACACATACGGCACCTGGAATTGGGTGCCCGTCGCCGTCCATTCGCCGCCTTCGTCCTTGCAGTCGCCCGGGATATAGCCGTAAAGCGCCTCACAGCGGTCCGCAGTCATGTATTTCGCAATATAAACGGCATTGTTCACCAGACACATCCGCTCGTAGGTTGCCTCATGCTCGAACGTGTAGCCGTACTTTTTTGCAAAATCCATGCAGTACGCAATGATTTCCGGAGTCGCATCGGGGATCTTGATCGAATCCGTTTTGATATGCGCAACCTTAAAGCCGCGCTGCTGCACTTCATCCTGCAAAGTGCGCATAAATAAAGCCCCTCGAAGCGCCACAATGTTGTTGGCATTCTTGGGGTTGCGGAACGGGTTGTCGAAGCTTGCACTGGTCAACCCGTAAACCGAGTTGATGGCGATCTTCAACGCCTGCGCCAAAGCCTTTGCCTGCTGCGGATCATCGAGGTACTTTGCCAGTTTGCCGCCAAAGAGCCCCTTTGCCTTCTCATACTCGCCGTGCTTGACGTAGATTCGTACATCCATCAGGTCGTTGAAATGCTTGGTGTACTCACCAAAGTAGTTCATGGCAACAGCCGAATGCGGATGCAGCGACGCAACGTCCAGCAGGGCTACGTTCGTGTACATCCCGGGCTCAGCGTAGACATAACCACCCATGCCCAGGTCCGTGCCCCGGAACATGTTGTGGTACTTGCCGTCCTCGCCCTTGGCCCACTCGTAACCGGGAAAGGCATTGATGATGTTGCAGTCGGTCAAAATATCAGGCTCGACTTCCACGATCGCATCGGATTTTCCCGTAGCAAGGTCGGTGTAGACCAGCCGGGGATGCTTTTCCTTGCCGAAAATAATGCGTGTTGTCAGCGAGTTTGTCGTGTCATTCACCGTCATGCCGGCAAGGTCTGCCAGAATCTCTCGCGCCACAAAGTCTGCCTGACGCTTTTTCGAGTAGAACAGGGTCTCGGTCGCAATCACGTCGTTGTCGCAATACTCGGCCACCTTGTCCCACAGGCTCTTCGGCACCGGCTGATCCCACGGAAGCCCCAGCTCCTGATGGTGGATCCCTAACTCGATTTCAAACTTCTTAAGGCTCTGTTTTTTCGACGAGAAGTCGTAAATATCAGTGTAGGACAGGTTGTACGCCTCACCAAAGAAGCCCGTGTGCTCGTTGATGATCCGGTTGGACAGCGCATAGATCTGCTCCACCGACATCCCGATCATGCGGGCCCAGAGGATATGGTTGTCGTACTTGCGGTTGTTGAAGCCGACCAGCCGATACTTTGTCAGGCTCTCGATCTCCTCCGGCGTAGGATTTACCATGCGGTGTACAGGCTCCTGCTTGGCAAACTTCCAGTTCACGAGCAGCAGATTCGGGAACACCTCCACGTCGAAAAATATCAATGGCGTTTCCTCCCCCACAGGGGCCTCCC